CATCTGCACCAAGATTATAAACATTTATAGTGGCTTCTGAAATACCAGAATAAGCCTTTCTAATGATTTCAAACTTAACAGTCAATGGATTTGTAATAACCACACCCTCGTCTAAAGCATTCCCATTTATGTCTTGCTTTTGCACAAAGAGTCTATAGTTTCTATTTAACTTTTCTATTTGATTATCCAGATATTCCATCTAAGAAATCCCCACACTCTTTTAATTCATCTTTATTTAGAACGCTAAAAGAACAATACCCAGTTTTAAAATCTGTAACTCTCCAAGGGTCTAATCCATCTTCTGTTTCTATACAAATACCATAAGTTATTAAATTACGATATTTGTCTAATATGTTCGGAGAAACACCAAGTTGTATTCCATATACATTGAAATCTTCACTTTCTAAGTCTAAAAACCAAGCCTGTTGGCGTGGTCTATAAACAAGAGTAAAATGTAACGTTATGCTGTCTTCTGTGACGAAATAAACGCTTTGGCTTGGATTATCATCTAATGTCGTTATTTGCCTCATTGTTACTCCAAAAATTTCCTAATTGTTAAAACCTTCTTAACACCACTTGTCTGCCCAATTTCTTTAATTGGAGTGCGTTGTTGTTTATCAATTCCCATCCAATCATTAACATTAAATTGTGCAGAACCAAGCCCTGTAACACGAATCTGTTTAAAAGATATTGTTATATCTGTTTTATCAACACTTTCTTTATCTTGCGAAACTTCTAATCTTGTTATAACAACGTTTTCAAGATTGCACCAAGCACACCGTATCTTTATTGGTTTTCTTTGTTCTCTTAAAAGAATAAGATATTCCACAGCCTGTTTTTGTAAACTACCCTCAGATAATTTTGAAAATCTTTTTGCAAAATTATCAACACTATTCACAAAGTTCGCTACTTTAATTGCTTTATTTCTTATAGAATTAACCGTTTTTGTCGTTGATGGTATAAACGAAGCAACCGCTGTTAATTTTTCGGGGACTGCCTCTAAAAAGCTCTCTTTGTTATTGTTCTTGTAATATACTAAATCACCAACCGTTCCACGAACAGTATATGTAAAAGGTTTAACAGATATATGGTCCTGATAAGCCACGTTATTTTCAACATAATTATCTGTTACGTCATTTTCAAAAACAAGGTTTTCATCACCAACAATATCAAGTTTTATTTCAACAAGCCCCTTTGAGTCTTCATCTTCAAACTCAATACCCATAAACGAACGTAAATCATTTGAAAGGCCCTTATGCCCCTCAAGTGTATTTTGAATTAAATTAACATTTTCTTGTAATGTAGAAACAAAAGACATATTATCCACCCATTTTCACTCCACCAAGAGAAACATCAGCCAAACTTCTTGTAGTATCATTTATAATATCACTAGAAGAAAACTCTTGTATAGCAGACATTATTGGCCCAACTTTTTGTTCAGAATCAACAACTATCTGAATACCACCATTTATTTGTGTCATTCTATTACTATTTCTTTCTGGCCTTGAAATCATATCAACAAGCCATCCACCACTAAATCTTCTAAGATAATATAAAAATCCGCCCTCTTGCATAGAGTCGTGGAAAAACTCACCCATTTTTCCACCAATATCATAAACCAACTTTACTGCGTTTGCTATTCCTTTTACTGCTCCGACAATAAGAGTAGCAAACGCTTGTAATGCTTCTTTAAATTCTGGGTCGTCAAGAGATTTTAATATGTTGTTTATAAAATCAGGGTCAACTTCATTAAAAGCTGCTGCAAGTTTTACTTTTGCCGATTCAAGAGCGTTTGTTATAGATGTTATGTCTTCTCTGAATAAAACAGCTTTCATTACTTCTGATTGTTCTGGTGTTAATTTATATAAAAGTTCCGCCCTTTCTAACTGTTTATCTGTTGCATAGGCCATTTTCTTTGTAAGAGCGGGGTCAAGACCTAGTGCAGAAAGCAATTCAGACATAACAGCCTCATCAACCGTATGCCCCCTTATTGCCCCAAGCAACTCTCCCATCATTTGGCTCGGTTCAGTAATTCCAGCAAGACCCAACATTTTAAATGTGTCAGCGGCACCACCTTGCCCCAAACGTAATTGAGCAGCTCTTGAAGAAAGACCTTGCATCATCTTTTTAACTTGCTCAGCGTTTCCACCAACAGCAGAACCTAAAGAAGTCCACTGCATTAAATCTTCAATATTACCACCAGTAACAAGAGAAAAGTCTTTCATCCCCATAGCGATGGCAGAACCATCAGCGGCAGAACCGACAAGTTTTTTGGCGGCAGATAAAGCAAAAACAAAAAGACCACCAAGTCCCTTAACAAGTTGGTTGCTTATTCTTTCTAAACTTCTTTCAAACCTTTTGTTTTCTCTTTCTTTTTCTTTTTGCTTTCTTTTTTCTTCTCTTTCTTTGCGAGCATCTTCTCTCTTAGAAGCTCGCAAAGCAACACTACTTGATTTTATGTCAAGACCGGGTATTTCTTTTATATTCTTTGAAAAACTCTGTATTTGTTCTTGAATATCTGAAAGCAAATTGGAGAACTCGGTTAATCCTTTTTTGTCAACCTTAAATCCAATTTCTGCGTATAATTTACTTATTGCTTCCATCGTTCAATTCTCCAAATGTTTCCTGATACTCATACTCATATCTTTCAAAAGCCAAGATATTCATAATCGTATTCACGGGGGCTTTTAGAACTTTGTCTGGGTCGCCCCCATAGAACCCCATTTTTGCTATTCGTACAGACAGAAAAGAAAGCTCATCATCTATCTGTATCTCTGGGTACCTCAATCCTCCGTCTTTGCTGATTGGGTGCTTAACAAAGAAGAGAGGCTTTTGAAAAAAGGGTATACGTTCACCTTTAAGCAATAAAAGAATATTTCGTACAAATCGCCACGTGTTTCTTCAGACATAAAAACTTCTGGCGTAATTTTCGCACCATTATATGTGCTTTTCTTTAAACAATTAAACAGCCCATCAAAAACATCCATAGAGCCATCCATCGCTTCAATTAAAGAAAACACATCTCCTTTTCCTAATGCTTCTACAGGATTTATCCCATTTTCTTTAAATGCTTTCTGTATTTTTGTTTTTAACAAAAATGCATCCTGTAAATCAGCCGCATTCACAACGACCTTTGCACCAGTTGCTTTTGTAGTAAATTCCATCTCATATACCCTTTCTTTCTAATTTACCCAATAGTTCTATCAATAATAGCGTTCATCGTATAAACTGTAACCGCTTGGTCAGTAGAACCATTAACATTTACAGTAACATCATACGGCGGACGAGTGAAGTGAACGGCTTTTAAATAGAAAGTATCAAAAACCACATTTCCACTACCATCGCCCAAACGCTTTGCAACGTTTCCGTTTCCAAGCACAAACAACGCACTATCCGTTTCATAGCTCTTATAATATGTATTTAATAAATTATCATCGCCAGAACCCTTCAAAATCCTAAGAGTAATAGTACATTTTTTACCTTGCTCATCTTTGGCAATAATCATATTCCCATTCTTGCCAACAACAGAACTTGCAATATTGTTATCAACGCTAATTGTCGCAATATCACCATCTGCGAAGTCGGACATAACCCGACCCCACAGAACGATAGTATCTTGACCAGTTAATCTATATGTTTCAGCCATTTTTTACTCCTCTACTACAATTAAAATATCAGCTTCGTGAATGGCACCAGCACGCTTACAAGCACCTTGGATAACAGGAGCAATACGTTGTTCACGTTCTGCTTGAGCCTGTTGTGTAATAGGCAAACTATAAATGTACCAACCAACTTCCGAAATGTTCTTGCGGAATGTTTCGGGGTCACCAAATGTTTGAGCCGAATTCCAAGTTCCCGGTGCGATAACACCATTACGAACAAATTGAATAAAGACTTGAGCTAAAGCATCACGCAATACAGACATACCACTTTCTGTTTGTGGGATTTTCGTTCCTGTCGTCTTTAAAGCATTGAATAAACCATATTGAGCGGCATACTTTAACGCTAGGTTCTCATAAACAACATCAAAGTAGCTGTTTCCACCACTTGACAAAATACCGGGAGCTCCTTGATAATTCACATAAAGGTCGGCACCTGCTGCTTTCGCATTTGTATAATCTGTTTGTGTCAAACCATCATCAGGCAACACATTCACAAGAGTTTTTAAGTTCATTGTTTGTGAAGTGAAAGAGCCAGAGAAGTTCACAGAGAAAGCACGTCCAACATAAGCGGCACAGAACAACTTAGCATCTTCAATACCATTTGTATAGAGCAAGCAACGTGTTTTTGTTTGTGTCGCATTCTTAACCGTCGTAATAGCACCAGCAATATCAACAGTAGATGTGAACGGGTGGACAAAGATAAAGTCCCCAGCGTTAATTGTAGAGCTGACAGCAGCAAAAGCACCATCTTCTAATGACAATGTTGTCATAACACCAGTAAAGCTAACTTGCTCTTTCATACGAGTAATTGCTTCGGAAATTGTTTCACCAGAACTGTTCGTACCATCAACTGTCGTTCCGCCAGAAACATTCAAATAAGAAGAGCCAGAGATGTCTGTTCCACCAGTTCCATTTGATAAAACAATAGAAGAACCAGAACCAACCTTTTTAGAACCAAAAACAATCGCACCGGCTTCTACTTTAATAAAGCAACACTTTGTGGCGTTTGAAATAACCTTTGCAACATCTTCAACCGTTGCACAAGCAGAAAAATCAAGGTTTGATAATGAAGTATCAACACCGTCAACTGTAATCTTCAAAGAACCAGAAGTTACCGCTTTAATAGCTGTTAAGTTAGATGTTAAAACAGGCGTTGCAAATGTCGCATTTGTAGCAGACACAGCATTTTGCATCGGGATAACAACCAAATATCCACGACCTGAGTTAAGGTTTGCATTCTGAGCAAACACATTTTGTGCCATTTTAGCCGTTAAAGAGTTAGTGCCATACGCAGTAACAATATCTGACGGGTCAATGGTAATCATATAAGGTTGCACGTTGTTCGGTGTTTCGTTTGTGAACAAAGCTACTTCGTTCACATTCTTAACGGACAAAGACCGTTCAACACCTTGAACTGTGACCCTAATGACATTTGAGATTGATAAAATACTCATTTGTTTTTCTCCTTTTTATATTTTACATAATACACCATTATTATGGACTTTGCAACTGAGTGTCATCTTGCTCATCATTAGGGGTTGGGCGAGGTGCCT